GGGTGTATTATTTCAGGTATAACGCACAACGTAAAGCGTTATTTATAGGCGAAACAAATTAAAATAAAATAATACTGATTAACTAACGGAAAAACAGACGATGAAAATATTGAAAGGCACCACAAAAGGCACCACGCATAAAAAAGGCTTAGATGAATTAACGTCTAAGCCTTTGATTTATTTGGAGCTAGTGAGGGGATTCGAACTCCTGACCGGCTGATTACAAATCAGCCTATATATAGTTACAAGGCTTTCATCCGTATTCACTCTTGTTTCACTTTAGTACCAAAATCGTTTAAAATCAACGCGCTTAGTGTATCAAAAAGTTTCATTGTATGCTACTTTGCTCAAAACAGCATGATTAAGACCGCAACAAAAGGCACCACAAAAGGCACCACAAATTAAAAGGGCTAACGAAAATGAAGTTTACAGATAACTGGCTAAAAGGTTTAAAACCTTTAGCGGCATCCTATCGAATTAATGAATCTGGAGCAGACAAAGGTTTTGGCGTTAAAGTCATTCCATCCGGAAGCGTGTCATTTTATATTCAATACTCAACTGATAAAAAGAAACGCTTTTTTAATTTAGGTAAATATCCATCAACCACACTTGCCGATGCAAGAGAAAAATGCCGTGCTACTAGAGTTTTAATTGACACCGGAACAGATCCACAAAAACAAGAAATAAACACAACAGGCACTTGTCTTGAGTTGTTTGCTTATTATATAGACGGAATGAAACAGGATGGTAAGCGAACATGGCACGATGTTGAAGTAACGCTTATGACAAACTGCCAAGATCTTCTTGCTATAAATGCTTGCGATGTTACGCCCTCACATATAAAAAAAATATTGCACGCGGTTATTCAGCGCGGTTCATTAGTTCAATCAAATCGGCTGAGATCTTATTTGCGACGCGCTTTTGAAGTCGGTATTTTTCATGATAACTCACCTTTTCAAATGGAGTCATTGACCCTCTACAACATCACGACCAACCCAGTTGTTGCCGTTCCAAATAATACTGCCGCCGAAAGCGTAGGTGAGCGTGTACTCTCATTCGATGAATTAGCAATGCTCTGGAACTATACTGGCAATAACTTAACCTATTCCGTTGCTATAGCATTAAAGCTCATTATTGCTTTTGGGGGTATGAGAACGGGCGAAGTAACGCGCGCATTGATTGACGAGTTTGATTTTGAAGCGATGGTTTGGTCAATGCCTCCTGATCGAACCAAAACGGGCAAGGTCACTGGTCGCTGGCATCTTTTACCGATCACCGAATTATGCAGTTATCTAATAAAAAGCCAGATGGCTTTGTATAACGACACGCCCTGCTTGTTCCCTAATAAGTGGGGTCATGAGCGACCCCAATCAGATACGGCGCTTAGTCATGTCGTTAAAAAGTTCTGCCTGTTAGAAAACTTTGAACCATTCACAGCAAAAGATCTACGCCGAACCGTTAAAACAAGAATGGGCGAGCTAGGTATAAAAAAATCAATTCGGGATAGGATACAAAATCATGCGCTAACGGATGTAAGCTCAAAGCATTATGATCGCTGGGATTATATGCCGGAAAAAAAGGAAGTGCTCGATCTCTGGGCTAAAACCTTAATGAATCTTAAATAGTGTCGGCAATATCATCAGCGCCCTCTATATTTTCAACTGAATCAAAATCAGCTGGTACTGCAATCTCCGCCTCAACTGTACAAGTGTAACCTCCAGATCCGAGGTTATGCACAACGCTTGTAATAATCCAGTCGCCATTCACGCCATCACGAAAGTCGGCTGTAGTCATCATAACTTCCGCCGCCAGCTCAGGATGTCCGGGCATTGTAAGGGTGAGTTTAGCTTTTTGACGCGCCCTGCGTGACAGTTCCGCCTTTGCCGCCGCTATTGCAGTTGCCTGATCGGTAAATTGAGTTTTAATAGATGTTTCAGGATCTCCATTGCCAACGGTGACAGCATGATTGGTGGTATATGCCGCTGGCGCATAAAAGACGGGCTTAATTTCTGTCTTTTTATCGCTTGATTTAACGCTTGATTTTTTGTGCTTAACTTTAATGTGATGGCGTTTAGCGGTATCGATATTATGCCAATAGACCCGAACGGTTCCAGACTCCTCACGCTTTGCTAATACTACATGATAGCTAGTAACATCCGACGGCACGACTCGTAATTTAAAGTCCTTGCCGCTCATGGTTTTGCCCTCGGCTTTTTTTGCAACGATCAATTTCCCCGCCGCAACTTTTACCGCTCCATCAAATCGCCGACAAATCCTAAGCAAAAAATGCAGATCCGATTCATCAACCTGATAAACGCCGTGCACGATTAAATTTTGTATTGATTTTGAAACGACGGCTTCAAGTCCATGCTCTTTAGCGATGGTTTTAACCATAGTGGTTAGTGTGCTTTCATTCCAGCGACGATTTTTTTGTGTTTGTAATTGTGACTCACCACCTTTGCTGGCGTCAAACGTCGCAGATCTAGCGCGAACTATAATAGTTTCGGGATAACCCTCTAGCTCCACTTCATCAACTACAAACTTGCCCATGTACTGGGTCACGTTGTCATAGCCCAAATGCAACATGAGTTCAGCGCCAGTTTGAGGCATTGCAATTCTTTCGTCGGGTTTTCCGTCGCTGATATGGATTTCTAGCTTATCAGACGCTAACCCCGCCGCATCGGTATAGCTAAGGCTGATAAGCCTTTCTTCAAGTTTTTTTGATATGTCATTTCCATTTGCTTCAATGATCCATTGAGGCTGGCGACCAACCTTGCTTAATCCCATAATTTAATGCCAGCGGCTTTAGATTGGCTGGTAAAATCAGGCAAATTAATAACGACGCCATAAGGGTAAGTAGCTCCAAGATCCGCAAGATTTGGGTTAGCTAAAAAAACTTGCTCAACAACGCCATTTTCAACACTGCCGTAATATTTCCAAGCAATATAGTCGAGCGTGTCGCCCTCTCTAGTCGTGTAAGTAGTAGCCATTAAAACATTCCTTTTACGGCGGCAATCAGCTGGTCGTAACCGTCACCGACTGAGAAATTGCGTAGAGTTAAGTTGAACTCGATCTTTTTAGCGACGCCAAAAGCGGCAAATACAGTATGAGTTTCTTCGATGGTTTCAATCACATACTCGCCTAAAATTCCGCCAGCAACCGTAATCATCATTTGTGGCACACCTGACGCGGCAAGCACTCTTAACTTATCAATCTGCCCCGTTCCGCCTTTATACTCTGGATAAATAACACCAGCCAGTGTGATAGTTTCCGGTCCACTCCCGCAATACTGCAAAACCTCATGCGCGCCGAAAACCTCCTGCGCTGACCATCGGTAAGTATTGTTTCTTTTAAAATCCTGATAAGCCGCCGTGTTGAGCGAGAATAAAAAATCGCCCAACATTAGTTGCGGTATGTAGCCAGTTAATGAATCAAGGAACGATGCAACGCCATTAATCGCCGAAGTAGGAACGCTTTGCGCTTTACTCGCTATGCCGTCAAATAGATCACCCATGCCAGCCATTAGTAAGCCCCTGCCATCGCGGAGTCGTACATGTTACTGCGCTTATCAGCCTTGTCGTTATGCTTCATCTTTTTGACGATCCGGTTAGCTAAATCTTCAGAATTTTCCCCAGCGTTTTGAGTGATCTTAATATCGTTGTTTACGACGCTTGATTGATTCCCTGAACGACTAGGCACTGTGGGTGGCGCGGGCGGAGTAGGCGCAGATTGAGCGGCAGTAGCAGATCCACCAAAAGAAAAAGCAGATTTTATGGATGGATCAGGCGCAGATTGAGTGGCAGTAGCAGGCGCAGACTGAGCGGCAGGCGCAGATCCACCGAATGAAAAAGCAGACTTGACCGACGCCCACGCATTACCGATGGTTTGTACTTTCGACATTATCCAAGTTTCAGCTTTGGTAATCGTCGCAAGCATATCGCTCCACAACGATTGCCACCATGCTTTAATAGGTTCCCAGTTTTGATAGATCAAAGCCGCCGCCGCCGCAAGCACTCCAATCACCAATCCAATAGGGTTGGTCATCATTGCAATTTTCATCGCGTTGAAAGCAAAAGTAACTGCACCGATTCCAAAACTGACTGCCTGAGATCCAGCGTATAATCCACCCAACGTAGCGGCAACAGCAATCACATTGCCGACTAAAGTTTGATGCTCTCGAACAAAATCAGCGATGCTTGACGTTGCACTAGCGAAAGATCCCATAACCCTATTAACGGCGGGTAAAAGTACCGAGCCAATATTAACGCCGACCTCAACCAATCTATTTTTAGTGATCTCAAACTGTGCCGAAGTCGTCGCAAGAGTCGCCGCAAATTCCCGACCCATTGACCCCTCAGCTTTTTGACTGTTCGCCATTTCGATTTGCTTTCGATACTCGCCCAAATTGCCAGCCAGCTTTGCAATCGTGTCAGAATGTTCAAGCCCGACCATCTCAACCAGCACGCCAGTGCGTTTTGCTTTGGGCAGTTTATTGATCGCGTCCATCACTTTCAATATTGTGCCTTGCGAATCTATCTGCATGCCTTTCTGAACCGCCGCAGTTGATAATCCGATTTCAGCCATCGCTGATTTAAACTTTTTAGTACCTTTATCCGCCGCCGCGAATTTCTGGAATAGCGCGTTGGTGGCGGTACTGGCAGTTTCTGATCGCTCACCTAAACTTAGTAGAGTTGAGCCAAGTGCCGCCATTTCTTTACCCGTTACTTTAACAGATCCAGCAACACCACCCGTGCGAGTTAGGAAGTCAATGATGTCAGCGCCTTTTGAAATAGCGTTGTCATCAAGGTAATTGATAGCATCAGCCAAACCGCCAATGTTGGGTATAGGTATTTTAAATAGGTTAGCGATTTTACCCATTTGATCCGCGAGTTCGCCAGCGGGTAAATCAAACGCCGACGCCATCATGCCAGCCGTGCGGGTAAATCCTATTAACTCATTCTTAGCGATGCCCATACGAGCGCCCGCCGCCGCCATGTCGGCAATTTCGTTGGTAGCTATCGGCATTTCACGCCCAAGCAGTTGAATCTGCTTCGACATTTCATAATAAACATTGGTGAGTTTACCGCTTGAATCGCGCGCACCATCAACTTGCTTTGCAAC